AATAAACTTTTTTAAATAAACGTCTAAATTTTAATTTTATTTACATTTAGTTGTTTGACTCATATTTAAACTAGGGTAATCTTTGTTACCTTGTTCTTCAAAGTCTTTCATTTCTTCCTTTGATCCAGTAAATTCATAATCATAACTAGATGTACCTAGTTCTGAAGTAGTTTCTATTGTGCAAACCCATGTTTTTGTACAGCTGGTTAATGCGATCACTGCTAAAATTGTTACTATCTTTTTCATGTTATATTTATTTATTATTCTATTAAATTTTATGTATGCTTTTTTTTTAGATGAATCAAAGGTAGATAAACTTTTTACTTCACTATCATCTAATACTTTTATTGTGTATAGTTTCATATTATTTAATTTTTAATTCTTCACCAGTCAACGTAAAATTACTTTCTATCATTATATATTTTATTTGCTTGTTCAATTGCTTTTTGTCTTGCTTGGGTTCTTGTTCTATCAACTTTTGAATAATCTTCTATAATATCCCATCCGTGTTGAATCTCAAAACTATCAGGACAAAGTTTATTAATATAAATCCCCACACTATCAAACCAATCAACTAACACGCCGTATTGCATACTGAATGGTAACTCGTAGAAATTGCTTAGTAATTCTTCACCCTCATTCCAATCTTCTCTGTTGTGTGCTAATTGCTTATCAATATAACTACTAAACCACTTCTCAAAATCTTTTTTCGCTTGTCCTTTTAACATATCCTTATTTAATTGCTATTTGATTTGCGTATTGTGGATTAACACATATTGCATCATCATCAAAATTATGCTTATTTACTACTAATTTTCCATTTTCTTCTGATAATCTAAATCTTGACCCATTTATTTCAACTACTAAATAATTCAAGTCTATTAATTCTGAATCTCTTTTTATTTGTACTTTCATATCCTTATTTATTTAAATACTGTGTTTTGTTTTACATTTTTTACATTCCCATTCAGTCCTAAAAGTTTCTGAATATGTGCAAATCCAATTATCATCTATATTATGAAATAGAATACAGTAAATATACTTTAGAAACTTCATATCCTTATTTATTTAATCCGCTTAACTGTTTAGGTTTTTCCTAACTATTTCCTTTGCCTTCTTATGATTAAAAAAAGGTAAAGCTATAGGGGTTAAATCATCATTGTATTTTTTATAATCACTTAACTGTTTTAAATATTTTTTAGCTTGTTTTAATGTCATAACTTTCTATTTTAATCCGCTTAACTCTTGACCTTTTGCCGTTAGGGTTGGTTTACCATAATCTAACAAATCAAATATCTTATAACCACCACCTAGTATTGAAGCATATTTTAAACCAATTAATTCTGATTCAACCATAAAACCATCTGACTCAAACCCTTCAAATAACACTCTGTCTTTGGCTTGTTGGTATTGGTTTTCTCTAGCTTGAAAATTCCAATTACCACTATCAGAAATGTTTGGTGTAGGCATCTCCAACACCTCCCACTTACCATCTACCTCAATAGCTGGAACAAACATACCTAAGTTTAAAGGTTGGTTTAGAAAGGTTGCGTATTCGTGTACTGAGTCCGCCCATTCCTCATCTGTTAAAAACCCTACTTCTTTCGGTGTCCAATCCAACACAAAGTCAATCATTGATACTAATTTCATAATCTATTTATTTTTAATTTTAATATAACCCACCGTACAAACCTATGTAAATTAAAAGCTATCCTAATTCCTATTATCGGCAGTGGGTTATTAACAAGACCCTTTACTTGTTAGTTTTATTTATTCTTTCTTCCCATTCATTTATATTCACTTCCTTACTTATAAAGTTAAGTATTTTTAAATTACAGTTATTAATAATCATTTCTTTTTCCTCTTCTGAAATTGGGTCGTTTACATCTACTTTTGATATAAATAAATTCAACCTTTTTCAAAAACTTAAATCTTCTGTGTAATCTCTCATTACTTTATTTTAATACATACATCTATCCACATACCTTTATGCCAGTAAGGAGCGTCTAACCAATAGACAACTACCTTACCGTAATCTTTTTTTACTTTCATACTACTTAAATATTTCTTCTAGTTTTTCTATACCAAAATGCTTAATTGAATCGCTAACTAATTTCTTGGCTTCCCACTTTCTAGCGTAATTTATATTAGTAAATCTTTTACCGTTTTTAGTTGGGAAGAAAAAAGTTCTAGTTCCTTTTGTTTTTCTTTCTATTGTATATTCAAAGTTTTTCATAATATTTTGTTTTTGTTTATGGTACAAATATAAACAATAATATTTAATAAACAACCTAAACTATGAAAAAATCTTGTTTTAATTCAAAATAATATCTCATCATTATAGAATCCCATTCATCAGGAGAACGTCCTATTAATTCTTTTACTTTGTCTTTTGGTATTACGCCTAGTTTAGAATCTTTGTCAATGTCTTTGATCTTCACTTGTTCCATTTCTTCACTGGTTACATCTTGCACGTCACCATCAGAACAATATTCAACAACTTCACGCCTTTCGATCTTCTTAGCCATTAATATACTGCATTGGCTTTTTAAGTTATCGTAGTTTTCACCCATTAAAGCACGTGAATTATTTACGAACCCTATACAGTTTAAATAATCTACTACTCCACCGCCTACACCATCTTCATCAGCTACAGTATTATTATTAGATATTTTATATTCACGTTGCAATTCAATAGCTTTTTCAACTACTTCATTCACTAAACTTTTACCCATTGAATACCTAGCTACAACTACCCAACCATGCCAAACCCTAAATACAGTTTTATCTTTACCTTTTCTAGCAACGTCTATAGATAAATAATGATCTCCTTCAGGTTTAATATGGTTACCATTCCAATAAGCCGTAATAGAATCATAGTTTATTATAGTAGCTGGATCATTATCATATTCCCAATTACCAAAATAAAGACGTTGTTTACTAGCTTTATCTAATTCAAGTAAACTATCAAGATAAGATTGAGGGAGGTGAGGGTTATCTGTTGGTAATGCCTGTACGAATTTTCTTTGTCTTGGGAGTTCATTAGATTTATGTGGTTTATAAAATTTTTTATACGTCCAATTTTTAGCGGGATTACAACTACCTAACATTTTAGGCATCAAATCAAATTCAGTTAATTTATATCTAATACGTGATTTTACAACTTGCCACGCTTTGTAAACTAGCTGATTACATTCATCTATAAAAGCTCCAGTAATTTCTAAAGAACCTAAACTATCAAAATGCGGATCACTTGGATATAAAAATAAATCTTTTAATATTATTTCGCTACCATTTTTCCAAAAGATAGTATTTGATTGAGCGTTAAATGTGTATTGGTCAGATATTCCTAACTCATTAGTTAGATCAAAGAAGCTATTTAATGTAGTTTCTTTTAATGTCTTTAATTTAGACCGACCCATTAACCACCTAGAACCTGAATGTTTTAAACTCATTTCAATAAGCCATAAACAACCTAAAGCGCTTTTTCCTCCTCCTGCAGCCCCTCCATAAATTACTTCACTAGTGGTATCATCTTTTAAATAATATACAGCGTTTTCTTGTTTTGGTAGTAGTTTCAAAACTATAGATTTAACTTATCAAATAGTCCAGCGTAAGAATAAAGTGTAAAAATTATAATCATAAACACTATTTTATGAAATACATTATATTCTACATCTTTTTTTGATTCTCCATGTTTTGAAATGTAAAGGGCTAACCCCATAAATTGTAAAATTACTAATATTATTGTAGCTATCATATTTTTTGTTTTTAAAATCTTTTAATCATCTTCATGCGGTTTAACACCGTTACCTAATTCAATTATAGTAGTGGTATTTTTGTTGGTGTTTTCGTTAACGGATTCAGTACGTTCAATGTAACCACGTTTTTTACCTTTCGTCTTTAAATAGAACATTGTAGAACTAGGTACACCGTTTTTAATTTGTTTATGTAAAGCACCTTCAGCAAAATCTAAAGCAACATCTTGTAAAGCATCTACTTCTTTTTTAAACTCAGGATCTTCTAAGCAATATTGGTAAAAAGTTTTACGTGACACTTTAGCATTTTTACACGCTTCCGTTACAATACCTAAAGAAACCTCAAGGGCTTCAAGTAATCGCTTCTTTAATATGTCACTTTTGTTACGCATTTTTACCGTTAAAAAAATAAATTATAAGCACAATTCCAGTACTTAATATACCCCATTACTAATACAGGAAACACTAATAATAGTCCTCCTAATATTAACCACGCTTTTTTACTTGACATTTGATTTTTCATTATAGTTGATTGTTTAATATATCCGTTAATTGTATTCTATTGTATTTACCGTTTAAAGTAACTGTTTTAGGTTCTTCAATTATTTCAGCCCATTTGCCTTTTTTGAATAAAAAAGACTTAGAATCATCACAATACAAAGCATATTTATAACTACACCAACCCATTTTTATTTTACCTACTACTTTTGAATCATGTCCATTAAAATTATAACTAACCCCCTCTTTAAACCCTCTTTTTTTAGCTTCTTTAATTAGTGCCGTTTCTACTTCTTTGTTTGTGGCTGGTATAACATCTAATGAATATCTTTTAGTCCAAAACAACTCTTCGCCCCATTTACCGTAAAAATCTAAACCATAAGATTTTATATATTCAATATCATCTGTAGAAGTTATACAATACAACCCTTTACTTAATTCACAGACTGCCTTATACCACTTCCCAACCTCTAAAATAGGTAATTCTTTTAACTGTTTTTTTAGTTGTTTCTTTTCTTGTTTTA